TAAAAGTTAAATATAATTGGGTGCTTAACGCTAATGTTAAAAATTGTATCATAGGGCAAGATGATTATGGTATTGTATGGTATTCTGGGGAATGGATTTGTGGTGAATGGGAAGACGGAACATGGTATTCTGGAATATGGCATGATGGTATTTGGAAAAATGGTAGATGGTATTCCTATTTAATAGACGAATCAATGATAATAACACAAAGATTTGTCATTTTGGAAAAAGATAAAAAATATTCAGAATTTAGATCAGGGGAATGGTTAAATGGAGATTTTTACGACGGTATATTTGGTTATGACAGAGATGTTTCTAATAAATCTGTAAGTGACATAGAAAGCAAAAATTTTTCATCCGCTTATTGGAATTATGGTAGCTTTCATAATGGTACCTTTAAAAATTCTGTTTGGTTAGATGGTGTATTTTACGACGGTGAGATGTTAAATTCTTATTGGTTATATGGTAAATTTTATAACGGTGTATTTGATGATTATGAATGGTATGATGGATTATGGTTTGGGGGGGATTTTAAAAATGGCAAATGGTTTGATGGTAAGTTCAATCAATTAAAATATGATATTAAAAGTAGATTTGGAATTGGAAATTTTTGCATATGGTATCATGGCGATTTTTCAAGTGATAAATATAGTCCTTTAAATCAACCGGAATTTCATTCTGGATTAAATATAGATGAGAGTGGAAATACTATACCTAGTATTTACAATAATCAGTCTATTTGGATTAGTGGCAATTTCTATAATGGATTATGGTACGGTGGTCACTTCATAAGTGGAATATTCCACAATGGAAATTGGTATGGTGGAATACTAGGAAACACTATAGGTTCAGAATATAGTTATAAATGTGTATGGAATAACGGACAGTGGTATAATGGTTTATGGATCAACGGCGTTTTTAAAAATGGACATTTTTATGGAGGTATGTGGATTGATGGAATTTTAGAAAGTGGTCATTTATCAACTAACATTAATGATCGAGACATTATTCCACTGTCGATGACAAATATATTTAATCCTCCTGTAGTTATTACGAATTCCGCAACTACAACATCAAAACATTATGAAATGATTGGTAACGGTGTTGTTATTAATGATGGAGGAGGAAAAATAATAAATAGAGGTATATGTTGGTTTCCATCAGGTATTACTATTGATCCTTTTTATGGTAATAGTTTTGCGATCACAGACGGTGGTACAATCGGGGATATTAACATTACAATGAAAAATTTATTAAATACAACCACATATTATTACAGAGCGTTCGCTGAAAATTTGACCGGAATAACATACGGTGATGTTTTTAGCTTCACAACAACAGGAGAAACAGGACAATTACAGACAACTACATTACCCCCTCAATTGTTACCAACATCAAATAGTACGACATTTTTTGGAATGATAAATTCATCAGGCGAGTCTATTACTATTTTAGACAGTGGATTTTACTATACTGGTCATACTTCGCCAGATATAACTTACGGTTCAGAATCAAATGGAACAACATCGATAGGCACATTCTTTAATACTATAACGACATTAGAACCATCTACCTTATATGATTATGTTGCTTATGTTACCGATTCAGAAGGAACTGTAATCGGAGAAAATGAACACATTATGACACCTCCAATAGAACCGTCGTTATCGCCAACAGTAAGTACTGATGATGTGTTCTTAACAGGTTTTGATAGTGCTATAGCTTTTGGACATGTTATAGATAATGGTAATGACACCATCATCGATGAGGGTATTTGTTGGAATACGTCGCCAAATCCAACCATTACTAATTCACATACACATTATTTAGATCTTCAATCTTATTTTAACGGATATTTAACAGATTTAATAACGGGAACAACATATCATATTAGAGCATATGCAACAAATTCAATAAGTACATCTTATGGTAAAGATAAAACGATAAGAACAAAATCATCACCGATGGTTGATATTTTAAGTATAAAAAATATGTAATTAAAAATATGGCAACTCCACCGTCACCGATAACTAATAATTCAATGCAGGTAAATGGAAAAGTTACAGACTCTGGAAGTCTGGATATAACAAGTATTGGATTTGTTTACAGTTCTTCTGTAACATACCCAACAAAAAATCAATCCGATTGTAAATATTTAGATGTCAATTTAAGTAAAATGGATGATCTTGGAAATTTTCAAGATATCGTAACTGGGTTAACATCCAATACAATTTATTATTTTAGATCATATGCGGAAAACCCTATAGGTATATCATATTCGATAGAATCCGTATCAGGAACTACAAACGGAATAACTAATATACCACAAATAACATTCAGTTTATGTAGTTATATTACACCATATTATTATCCACAGCAAAATTTTGAAATTGGTGTAAATTATTACATAGTGGTTAGTGGACAAACAATAAAAAATGATGAAATTAATTTCGCTTATGGCGATTTAAGAGTATATTACAATAATTATTCTAGTATTATATCTGTTTGGACCGGATATTCTAATGATTATATGATAGGTAGTTATAACTATTTACCAGTATCAGAAAACACAGATAACCACATATTAACTTTTAAAACAACTCAGTGGTGTGGAATAGATGATTATTACAGTGTAACTGGTTCTTCTATAGCAAACGCGTGTTATCCTTTCTTGTGGGTAATGAAGTCAGAATCAAAAAACGCGGATTATTTCAAAGCTAAAAATGGAAATTATTTTTATAAAGATGCTTCATTGAATAACGGCAAATTAATTGAAAAAATAACCGGAGAAACTACCATGGTTTTTAGTTTAAAATTAGTAGAACCTAATAATTATTTAATCTTTGGTTATTTAGATTCATATAATAAAGATTATAATGTATCTTTTGGAATAGATGGAATAAATTGGTCCGGTATTACAAACAATAATTCTAATATTCGATTAGTTGAAACAGGTTTATATGAAAATGAAGTGATTAATTTTATGAGTCCTTGGCAAATATCAGGGCAACATAGTGTTTCTTATAGAGTAATAACATACAAATATGAAGATTTAGGTTTTCAAGAATTTTATATTAAATTTGTTTCTTATTATGATGAAATTTAAAAATTTGAAAAAAAATATTAATATATAAAGAAAAATTAAGAATAATTATATGAAAAACTTTAATGATTTTTTAAACGAAGATGCTGATAACAAAAAAGAAACAAGTAAATTATTTTTTAGCTTAAACTTTTTTAAAATATTAAATAAAATAAGTACTAATAAGGTAGCGAAAGAATTACTTGCAAACGACCGAAAACCTATTTCTAATATATCTTGGTTAGATATTGATGAGGAAGACAGCAAAAATATTTCATTCTTAACTACTGACAGAGCAAAAAGAATTGAAAATGTTGATTTAATTAATTATGATCCAAATAGTCCTTTATGGACAAGTACATTAAGACAAAGTTCATTAATAGGAAAAATAATCAATAAATTATTTCCTGATAAATTTACAAACATGGACATAGATGAATTCTATAATAGATATCGGCCAGAAATAGATGCGAAAAAATCAAAAGGTAACAATTTTGAATTAGTTAAAGGTGAAGATATTAGAAAATGGTATAATGAAAAAATGTACAACGGACGTATGGGATCTTGTATGAGATATGATAAATGTAAACCATTTTTTAATATTTATTGCGAAAATCCAGAAAAATGCGGTCTTTTAATTTATTTAGATGAAACTGGTGAAAAAGCTTATGGAAGAGCTTTGGTATGGTCTGGATTATTTAAACCGAGTGGAGATACAAAAGAAGATAAAGAACCATATACATTAATGGATAGAGTATATGTAGTAGAAGGTAAATCACAATTAGTAGCAATGTTTAAAAAATATGCAATAGATAATGGATGGATTTATAAAGAAGGAGATGCTTTTATGATGGACGGTCAACGAAAAACAACATCAGTTACGATACGTTTGAAACCAATAGATTATGGTAAATATCCATACATGGATACAATGCAATATTTTACACCGTCCACTGGCAGAGCGTCTTCAACAGCTGGTAATCCAGCCAGGGATCCGAGTAATCCTAGTAAAGTTTTTCATAGATATAATTTGAGAAGTCAAGATGGTGGTTATGCTAAAATTGATTAAAAAATACATAATAAAAGATGAATAAAATGACATATAAAAATTTTTTAAATGAAATTAATGAAGCCAAACCTGAAAAATTTGTCAAAGAAAAAAAATTATTAAAAATTTTTATTTCACCTAGATTACTTGTCATACTCAACAATATGATAAAAACAGGAGATTTTCAGGTTAAAACTGTAGCTAATAGAATAATAGGTCTTACGAAAACAGATAATGAACTTTTCGACATATCTTATTTTGATATGGAAGAAGGTAAAAATGATTTTATTTCTTTTATGCCAGCATCAAGAGCTTGGAGATCTATGAATTTCAAAGATCAAGAAGAAGCAAATATAGATCCAGATATAGATTGTCCAATGTGGAAAGGTAGTGGAAGACAATCATTGGCAGCCGGAAAACTAGTGAATAAATTATTTGATAATTTTTCTGATATGGCTATTGAAAAATTTGTTAACGCTTTTAGAGCAGAGATTTCAGCTTTATTTATTTTTAATAATTTTAGAGTTGTTAAAGGCGAAGATATTAGAAATTGGTATCATGAAAAAAATTATAGTACTAATCCGATAGGAAATTTAAATCAATCATGTATGAGATATAATAATTGCCAAAGTTTTTTCGATTTATATTGTAAAAATCCAGATAAATGTGGTTTACTTATTTTAACAGACTACAATCAAAAATTGATTGGTAGAGCATTAGTATGGTTTGGATTAAGAAAACCCACAGATAAGACTTTTATGGATAGAATTTATGTTAATAAACCTTCAGATGAAGAATTATTTAAAAAATACGCGATTCAACAAGGGTGGTTATATAAGTATCAACAAAGTGCACATGATACATCGTATGTTGAAAATGGTCAAAGAATACAAAAATCTGTTTCTTTACAATTACCAGCAATGGAATATAAAAAATATCCATATATGGACACTTTAAAATTTTATAACCCAGGTACTGGAAGATTGGCCAGTGATCAAGGAAATCCTGTTGAAGGATTTAAAAGAATCAAACTTGAATCAGGTGACGGTTCATATGGAAGAATTGATTAAAAATAATTAAATTAGATTTGAAAAAATATAAAGATTATTTATTTGAAGATAGAATTAACGTGAAAGAACTCAGAATGTTTTTTTCAGATAAACTTATTGAGGTTTTGGAATCAATGCAATCAGTTATTGCTAAAGAATTATTAGAATTACTTAAAAAAAACATTGAATATTCTTTTTCTTATGTTGATCTAGCAGATAATGTAGAAACTGTAAGTATATTGCCAGTAAATAGATTAAATAGAATGGAAGGCGTAAAAGACGACGATTTAATTGTTCCTCAACCTAATAGTGTTGTTTGGGGGAAATATGGTAGACAAATAAATAGAGTCGGTGCTTTTGCTACGAGACTTCTTCCGGAATATGCTGGAACTAAAGAATTAGAAAATTTTGTTCATGAATTTAAAAGCAAATTAGATTCTGAAAATTATACACTTAGAATTGTCGATGGAGAAGAACTTAGAAAATATTATCATGTAGATACTTATTATAATCCCACTCCGGGCATAATTGATAAACCACCAGATGGTAGACCAGATCCTAGATCGGTATTAATGAAATCCTGTTTAAAACATCCAGAAAAACAAGGATTTTTTGACATTTATGTTAAAAATCCAGACAATATTAAAATGTTAATAATGTTAAATAAAAAAGAACAACTTGTGGCTAGGGCTTTAATATGGTATAATGTTTTTGTAGTAGATAAACCAGAATCACCGACTAAGGGAACTTTATTGGATAGAATATATTACACAAATGAATCTGATGTGAATATATTTATAGATTATGCTAAGAAAAATGGTTGGTCATATAAAACACATCAAGTTAAAGATTGTTTGACTTTTATATTTAACGGTGTTGAAATTAATAAACCAATATCAACCAGATTACCTAATCACGGATATTATAAAACTTATCCATATATAGATACTTTATGTTTTTATACACCAGAAACAGGAAGAATTGCTAATTCTAGAGGTAAACCTGCTAGAAATCCGAATACTGGAAATGTATTTGAAAGATTACAATTACAAAGAACAAACGGCGGATTTAAAAAGTTAAGAGAATCCAATTAAAATAAACTTATAATAAATGTTCATATATAACTATAATAGTTTTTTATTTGAATCGGATGATGATAAAAAATATATTTTAGTAATATCTTCTAAATTTAAAATACTATTATCGAAAATAAAATCTCCAATATCTGACGCTATTTTATTGGCAGTAAATGAAAAAAAATTCGATATTTCATTTCTAGATTATACAGAAGAAAAAGATAAGATTGATAAAATAACTTATTTACCGTCTAATAGAATTTCTCAAGATTTAATTGATGATTCGCCATCAGAACCTTGGAATTCTAGAATGAGACAAGAAATATCTGTGGGAAAAATAATTAATAAATTATTTCCTGATAAATTTAAACAAACCGAAATAGAACAATTCGTAAATGATTTTAAAGCTGAAATTAACAAGTCTTTTTCTAAATTTAAACTAGTTGATGGTGAAGAAATAAGATATTGGTATCTTGAAGATAGGTATGAAAACACATCGCGAGGTGATATAAATAATTCGTGTATGAAAGCTATCAAATCTCAACCATTCTTAGATATTTATACAAATAATCCAGATAAATGTAAACTTTTAATATTAATGAGTGATAAAGAAAAAGAAAAAATTAAAGGAAGAGCTCTAGTTTGGTGGGGATTAAGAAAACCACTTGATAGAATTTATATGGATAGAGTTTATACCATAGATGACGCTGATAAAAAATTATATATTAACCACGCTATGCAAAACAATTGGTTTTATAAAGTAAAACAAGTTATGCATGATTCATCATATATGGATAATGGTAAAATTATTACTAGTTCAGTGGCTATAGTATTGAAACCAAGAGAATATGAACATTATCCATCATTAGACACCCTTCCTTATTATACACCAAGCACGGGAAGACTCGGTAGTAATGCTGGTAATTATATACCTGGACATAAAAGAATAATTTTAAATAGTGCTAGCGGTGGTTTTACAAAAATAGACGTATAAAAAATTTTGAATCCTTAAAAAATAAATTAAATTATGGATTGTACATGTGAACCCAAATTCAAGGGTATTGCTGACAATATAATTAAAACCGAACACGATTATTTCGAAAAAAGTTTAAAATTGCACTACAAATGTGATCCCGATAAAAGATGTATTTTAAATATAATGAGATATTTAAATAGTATGTCAGATTGGAAAAATTATAAATTTAATCAATATAGTGTTAAGAAAAATGATAATGATTTTATAATCATCTTCAATTATATTGCTCCAAAACCAGTTTTTACAAAATGAACTACTGAAAACTAAAGATGTAGTCGAATTTGACAATTTTTTCTAAATATATAGAATGTAAAAAATAATACATTCTAATGAACTACAAAGACATTTATTACATTTTTATAGAAAATCAAAACGAAAAATGTGTCATCAAAGCCACCAAAGATTTTGAATGGTTCATAGAAATATTTATCGGAAAAGAGCCGTCCATCGATTTTATATATTCATATTCGAATAAATATTTCATAGACGATATAATGGATACACTTAGAGAAACTTACGATTATGTCGAAGAAATATCTTTTAGCGACATAGACGATTACATGGAAGAAATTATATTTTAGAAAAAAATGATATTTTTTTGTTAATATATATTGATGTATTGTATCATTTTTTTTGAAAATGTAAAAGATATGTAAAAAAAAATAGAAAAATATGAAAAATTTAAAATTAGAATTATTTAATTTCAAAAACAGATTGACTTTTGATCAAACTGATATTTCAAGTTTAGTTGAAGGTTTTATTATTAATTATGATAATATGTCTGAAAAGGAAATGGTTAAAGGTATTAACGAAAAATTATTGAAATGCACGTACGATACTGATGTGAAATTGTTTTTAGAATCTTTAGATTCTGAAATGAAATCTTATCCATTAGTATATGAATTAAAAGATCTTTATAAAAGAGTCGAAAGAGACAATCAAGGCATGTTATATCGTCAACCATTACAGACGATCTTGGAAATTATTAATAAAGACAATGATGACGCCAGGATGGAATCGATTCTTAATGAGCTTCGTATGTATGATTGGGTACCTGAAATTAAAAGATTTGTGTTTAATTTAACTAAATCTCCTATGGATAGACAAAATATGTCTAACTCTGGAAAGGCCGAAAAAGTTTATACGATAGTTGAAAAAGTGGATAACGGTTATATGGCTTTTGTATCAGATAGATGGTTTTTAATAAACGAAAATGAAATTAAACAAGTTTTAGCTGAAGATTATCTTTCGGATGAAGATAAAGTAAGAGAAATTAGATTACTTGAACAATGTATGAAATTATCAACAATTGAAAATGATAAAATTTCCTTTAAGATTGACGAAAATGTTATGGTAAGCCTTTCAACTAAAAACGATAAATCTTTATTTATTAACGAGGAAAAATTAGATCCCGAAACGACTTTAGAAAACGTTTTTAATTCTCCCATTATTCCTTATTTAAAAAGAGATTATTTTATGTTAATTAATACTATTAAAGAAAATTTGAACAATCTTGTTGAATTGGATATATCCCTTAAAGTTACAAATATTTTAAATCCTTATTTGGAAACATATGCTTTTAATTATAAAGATAAAATTTATTGTTATAATAAAGACATTCGCACAGGAAGTTCTTTTTATCAATATGAATCTGTAAATGAACTAATTAATGACATTAAAAAAGATCTTGATTGTGATTTGACTTATTTTTTTGAAAATAAATTATCAAAAGAAATGAAACAATTGAAAACTTTAGAAGATAAAGAAAAATCAATCGAACTTAAAATTAAAGATGTTAAAGAATCTATTGATGAATTGAAAAACGAACATGCTTTATTAGAATCCGATAAAAATCTTAAATTAACTTTCGATAATCTTTTAGTACATAAACATAATTTATATAAAGAACTTAATAAAATCAAAGACGAAAAAATTCAATTTAAAAAAACCTTAATTTAATAATTGAAATTGATAAAAAAAAATATATGTCATGACAACAGATTTGGATTTTTAAAAAGTTATGAGTTAAAAAAATGCTCATGTTCTATAATTGAATATGAGCATTTTTTTTTTAAACTTTTAAAAAGTCAATAACTATAAGCATTGTTTTGAACATCAAATTTTACAGGCATCACGTTAAATGAAATAAATTGTAGTTAAATAAAGCCTTTCAAAAAATTTCCCCAATTTACAAAATTAAATTAAATTAATTAAAAAATAAATTTTTAAAAAAAAAAAATTACAAAAATGGCAAATTATCTTGACGACGATGAATTATACTACGAAATTGTTTTGAGTAAAGGTCGTGGCTTCTTGACAAAGAAAGCTGAAAAAATGTTATTATTAATAGGTCAAAATATGATAAGAAGAAAAAATAATATGTATAAAACAGAAGATGATAAAAATGATTGTCTTCAAACCGGACTTCTTTTTATGTTTCAAAAATGGAAAAATTTTAATGAAAAAAAATACAAATTAGCTTTACCATTTTTTTCAGAGGTTTTTAAAAGAGGAATGGCTTGTGGATATAATGAGCTAACTCAAAAAAAAACAAATTGTGAAAGAATAGTTATGGTTAGCATAGATTCTAGTAATGATGGTGAAGGATTTCATAATTTTTAAAAAAATATATATTACAAATGGGATATAGAGCCAAACCAAATGTCATTTTAAAGAAAAATGGGAAAAAGATGTACAATAGTGGTGAATATCATCTTATTCATCCATCTAAATATTTGGGTGATGCTGCTTTAATTTATTGGAGATCTTCTTGGGAATATAAACTATATTTTTATTTAGATAACGAACCACGTGTACTTCATTGGAATGTTGAAGGAATGACAATTCCATATGAAATTCAAATAGATGGAAAATGGGAAACTCATAGATATCATCCAGATTGTTTCGCAGAAATACAAAGAACGGACGGTACTATATCAAAAACAGCAATAGAAATAAAACCATATAAAGAAACAATTCCTCCGGAAAAACCAAAAAAAGAAACTTTAAAATCATTAGAAAATTACGAATATAGAATGAAATTATTTTTAAGAAATCTGGCTAAATGGAAAAAAGCCAAGGAATATTGTAACAAAAGAGGTATTGATTTTTTTATTATGACTGAAAAATTTTTCGATGATCATTCAATAAAAATATTTTAACAGAAATGGATAAATATAAAGGATTAGAATCATTTTCATCATATTGTCAAAAGTTGATAGGAGAATATAATGGTAATATGAAAAGATTGGTTACAGAGTCTACTGATCTTATTTTCAGTTTAATAAAAAATCCAAATCTTGAAGTTAAACGATCAATTAAAGGAGGAATCTACGTTGGTAAATTTTATTTGATAAGATATAATTATAATGGAAACAAATTATGGTGTCCTGTTTTTGTAATAGACGATAGATACAATGCAGGAATTCAAAAAAGAATTATTTATGCGATAAATTTTGATTATTTGCCTTTTAGATATAAGATTGTATATCTGGATAAATTATTTAATATGTTTCAATCAATAATAATAAAAAATATAAAAAATAACGATAATGATAATGATGTTAATAAAGAAATACCTTTAAAAGTTAACTTTGAATCAATATACAGATCTTTAAAAAATAACGGGGATTTTAATTTTTGTATAACAGGTTTTGATTATAGTAAAATAGTTGGTGTTGATAAAGGTGAACCTGAAATTTATGGAATATCCATTAATATTGTACCTAGATTTATTTTTTTAAATACTAAACAAGTAAATAAAAACATTATGATAAAAGCATTAAAAAATACAGATATAGAAAAAGAAAAAGAAAAATTATCTATAATTTTAGAATTATATGAAAAAACAGTGCAAGATTTCGATAACGATGTTAAAGAATATTATCAAAAATTGAGATTGATTGAAAATCATTACAAATTATATGATAATTAAATCAATCATAATATATTAATATATAGTAAAAAATAAATAAATTAAATGGCAAGTTACGATAGATATAAAAATAACCAGGGAAACTCTTCAAATTTCGGATTATTCAATAGAATTTTAAGAGGACTCTCTACAATGTTCGGGGGTCTTGAATATAATGACATGAGAATAAGAAACGCCTACGCTGTTGGTGTCCATGAAGAAACTACTGATGTATTATATCAACCGAATAGTTCAAATATGTATGATTTATTTACTAAAAAGACTATTGCTAGATTTTTAGACAAAAAATCAATAGCATATCTCGATAGAACATATTTAGATAAAAGAAAAATATTAAGACAATACTCTATAAAAGACGAAATAAAAGATTTTATTACACAAATAGCTGATGAATGTATTATATATGATGATAATAATAGATTTTGTTTTGTTAAAGATCTCCCAGATACTTACGAACAAACTATAAAACAAAAATACCAAGAAGTATTCACGAAAATAATAAACACTTTCAATTTTAACGAAGGTCAAATCGCTTGGCAATATCTTAAAAATCTTTTAATAGACGGTTATATTTCATATGAAATTATCTATGACGATAAACAAAAAAATATAATAGATTTAGCTCCATTAGATCCTTTAACACTGATTGTTGCTACTGATCCGAATACAAATACAATGATCTGGATTCAACATCCAGATAATCCACAAATGCGTAAAATCTTATTAGATTCTCAAATTATTTATATATCATATTCAAATAATAATGAATATGGTGAAACTTCTTATGTTGAAAATTTAATTAGACCATATAACCAATTAAAAATGATTGAGCAAGCTCGTCTATTATATAATATAAATCAAGCATCAATTTATAAAAAATTTGTAATACCAGTCGGAGGATTAACTCGACAACAAGCCGAACAACAAGTTTATGAATTAATGAGTGAATATCACGACGACGTACAATGGGACGAAAGAATGGGCACTGTTGCTATAAACGGTAGCACTAATATACCATTTAGTAAAGATTTCTGGTTTCCAGAAGGACAAGGAGGTACACCTAGCATAGATATATTACAACCGACTCAAGTAAATTTAAATGAAGATATAGTACTTCAATGGTTTTATAAAATATTGAAAAGAGCAAGTAAATTGCCTTTTCAAAGATTTGATGAAGATAACGGTGGTGGATCTTATGCATATGATTCCAGTGCAGCAATTACGAGAGACGAAGTAAAATTTAAAAACTATATAAATAGAGTTAGAACAATATTTAAAGAAATCTTATTGAAACCGTTAAAAATTCAAATGATTTTAGAATTTCCGGAATTAAAAGACGATACTACTTTCAATGACAACATAAGATTAGAATTCATATCTGATACATTATTCGAAGAATGGAGACATTTGAAAAATATGAGTGAAAGAGCTGGTATCGCATCAACATTAATGTCGTCATTACAAAATCCAGAAGGAAAATCATTTTTAAGTATTGAATGGGTAATGCGTCATATTATGAAATTTACAGATGCTGATATTGAAGAAAATAGAAAATATAAAATGCTAGAACTCAAATCCGGAGTCGGTGGTCCAGAAGGTGCTGGTCCAGAAGGTGGATTTGCCGGCGGATTTGGTGGAGGCGCTCAATTCGGTGGTGGTGGAGGAGCACAAATGGGGGGAGGAGCACAATTTGGTGGTGGATCACAAGCTGGTGGCGCTCAATTTGGCGGTGGAGCACAAATAGGTGGAGAAGCGCAAGCCGGTGGTGGAGCACAAGCCGGTGCTCAATTTGGCGGTGGAGCACAAGCGGGTGGAGGATCTCAAACACCATCACCACAAGCCGGACAAGGAGCCACATTCTAATAAGAAACCATTATGTGTCTTTATCCAGTGAATCGTTCAGATAAAGAAATAAACAAAAAAACCTATCTTTTTGATAGGTTTTTTTAATATTAAAGATTTTATTTATTCCATATATATTTTAAATTTCCACTATCGTATATTCTAAATATATTTTTTTCTATCATTATATCGTGTTCAGATTTATTTGGATCTTCACCGTTTTTTACTAAATTATCTTTTCTAAAATTGAATCTATATTTTCTTATTCCGTCTATAATATAAAAATAGTTTGGTCGTGTTTTATGAATTAGTTTGAATCCAAGATTTTCATATAAGTTACCTGTTGACCACGATCTATCGGCATAACTAATTATTTCTATCGGATTATATTTTTTGATAAAATATTTAAATAATTTAGAAGCACTACCAATTACATTAGTGTTTAATTTATTGCAGAATCTAAGTATTTCATATGTGTCATCTATTGATTTTTGACCCATCGATTTTCTTAAAGATCCAAATGTCATGATTGATACTAATTCATTTTGATTAAATAAACCAATTTTTATTTTAGAACCGACAAAACCTTGTAAATGATTTTTTTCTAAAAAAATTTTAACTAATTTATTATCGGTTATTTCTTTTATATCGCATTTTCTAGCCATTATTTTATTAGATTTTCCGATGAGATTTAAAATTCTAGATTTGACTATATCAGTTTTATATAACCAATCATCTTCGTATATTTGAATAAGTTTCATTTCGTTTTTTTCACATAATTCAGTTTTATTAAAATGATAATAATTTTCTTTAAATATCTCGGAATGCCAATATAATCCATTAAATTCGAAAGCCAATTTCAATTCCGGTAAATATATATCTATTTCATAAGGATTTATTGTCTTTCTATCATTTAATGAAATTTCTTTATTATAATTTTCTTTTATGAATTCTTGTAATTGCACCTCAAATCCGCTATTTGAAGAAGAGCCTATAGGATTACAAATAGTGCAAATAGTTGTTTTATAGATTTTAAATCTTTGATGTAATATAATAAAAGGAATATCATATTGTTTTTTACACACATCACAAAATATTGTATATTTTTTATTTTTAAAATCTATATTTATGATATTTAACTTACAATATAATTTTTTTAATTTTTTAGTTTGTAATTCGATGGATTTAGATGGATTATCCACACCGTATTTATTTACAAATGTGTCTTTGATACTATTTTTAAATTCTTCTGAACCAAAATAATAATCATTTTTGTATTTTTTTTTATTGGTGTTTTTTATTTTATCTAAAATAATATTGGACATGAAAGAATTATCTGATCCATATTTATCGTTAAACGTCGCTTTAATTTTTTCCTTAATATTATTATCTTTGAGAGGATTATCTACTCCATATTTTTTTATACAGGTTTTTTTTATTTTTTCTTTAGTTTCATCAAACAACATTTGATGTTCTACTCCATATTTTTCTAAACACGTTTTTTTGTTTTTTATGCAGCTACACTTCAAACATGTATATAAATTATATTTTTTAAAATTTTTATTATAATTTTTATATGATAAAATTGTCTCTAATCCACAAACATCGCACCTGACATGTAATTTTTTATGACTTTGTTTTTGCAAATGTTCAATTGGAATAGTTATAATATCTTTTAAATTAACAATATAATCAAATTTCTTAAAATAATCAATATTTTGTTTGGTTATCTTTACATCTATATTTTTTTCTATTATCATTTTTTATTCCATAAAAATTTTAAACTACCTGAATCATATATTCTAAGTATTCCTCTATCTAACATTATTTCATGTTCGGTTTTAGTCGAATCAAATCCTTCTGTTATCAATTTATTTTTTCTAAAATTAAATCTATATTTTCTTGTTTTATTAATAATATAATAATAATTTGGTTTTGTTTTATGAATCAATTCAAATTCTAGTTTCTTATATAAATCACCATTGGACCAACTACGATCAGCATAACTAATTACTTCTATCGGATTATATTTTTCAATAAAATATTTAAAAAGTTTACTAGCTCCACCTATAACGTTAATATTTATTTTATTACAAAATCTAAGCATTTCAAATGAACTAATTGAAGATTTTTGACCCATGGGAATTCTCAATGATCCAAATGTCATTAAAGATACGATTTCTTCGTTATAAAAAAGTCCGATTTTTATTTTAGAACCAACAAAACCTTGAATATGGTTTAATTCTAAAAAATCTTTAACCATATTATTATCAGTTATTTCTTTTATTTCACATTTTCTAGCATATATTTTATTTGATTTGCCTAGAATATTTAATATTCTAGATTTAACTATGTTTTGTTTATATAACCAATCGTCTTCGTAAATATGTATTAAATGAATTCCTAATTTTTCACATTCTTCGGTTTTATTTAAATGATAATTTGCATCTTTGTAAAATTCAGAATGCCAATAAAGTCCATTAAATTCGAAAGCAATTTTCAAATTTGGTAAATAAATGTCTATTTCTTTTGGTGGTATTATTTTAGCGTTAGTAATGACATCAAATTGATAGTTTTTTTTTATAAAATCTATTATGTTTTTTTCTTCACTCGATGTTGAAAAATAACCAATTGGATTACATATCGAACACAATTCAACTTTTAATTCTCTTCTTGTTTGATATGCTCTTTTATTTAATGAAAAATTTTGATTGCATTTTTTACAATAAAAAATATAATCATCTCCAACATAATCAATAATTCCATATTTATTTTTTAAGAAATTTAAAACTTTGTTTTTAATTTTTTGTTTAAAATCAATTGATTGTGATATATATTTTACTCCATTATTTTCAAAACATGTTTTTTCTTTTTTGATTTTTATATTTTTATTTTTAGATACATTATCAACACCATATTTATCCATTATGGTTTTTTTAGATTTATTTTTTATAATATCATTTGATAACCCCCAATCGCATCCCCAATTTATTCTATTAGTTTTTATTTTTTTTTCTTTTATTTCAATACTCTTAGACACATTATCTACTCCATATTTCTCTAAGTTTTTTTCTTTTATTTTGTTCTTAACATTATCTATTTGAAAAACATTTTTTACTCCATATTTTTCTAATAAATTCTTTTCATTTTTACATTTTTTACAATAATATTTGATTAAATAATCATTCTTCACTATAGAATTAAATTTGACTTTCCTTTCTATTCCACAAATATCACACCTTATATTAATTAACGCATGACTCCCGTTACTTAAATCCTTAATAAACACATCAATTGTTTCATTGACTCTCCCAATATAACCTAGCTTTTTATATCTACTAATATTCGATGAATTCAATGTTATACTTACTTTATCGTCTATTATCATGATAAGATTTATTAATATATATAATTAAATGGATGTTATGTTTTGTCTAAATCACCATTAAATACATCAAAATAGAAAAATATCACATTTTTAATGTAATATATAAATAAAAAAATAAAAGCAAACATGAAGAATGTTCTGATTATTGAAAATTCAACCAATGGATTGCAAAAAGTCAACGAATCTGTTACCCCAACAGGGAAACGTCAATACATTTTAGGTGGTATATTCACTGAATTTGGTGTGAAGAACAGAAACGATAGGATATATAGTGCTGATAGATTTTTGCCGCACTTGGATGAATTATTAGAAAGGAAAAAAACACTGGGTGTCGTTTATGGCGAGTTCGATCATCCTGATGTTTTTGATACAAGTTTATCTAGGGTATCTCACATTGTAGAAAAAGCTTTTTATGTAAAAGATAAAAATAGAGTTGATGGTGAAATTAAATTACTAAATACTCGTTGGGGGAAAGAAGCCCAAGCTTTAATAGATGATGATTGCCCTATTTTTGTTTCATCTAGGGCCGCTGGAATAACAGAATCAAATGGCGAAGTAACAATTAAGAAATTGTTTACTTATGACGCTGTTGCAGATCCTGGTTTTAGCTCCGCAAAAATGGAACTTCGCACATTAAATGAATCATTAGGATTTAACGAAAGTGCTAACTTTAGGATATATGATATATCCGACGAGTCAAAAATAAACGATTTGTTCAATATGGATAATAATGAATTTGTAACAAAAGAACAGATGGAAAAGTACTCTAATTATTTAACTGGAGAAATTGCTAAAACAAAAAATGAAATTAGTGAAACCATTAAAAATGGTGATTTTGATCCAAAAAAATTAAATGATTTGTATGAAAAGTACGAAACCTTCAATGAGGGATT